GTAGATTTTGTTTCTATTGAAAGTTTATATCCTTTCGCTAAAAATTTGTCTAGTTCATTATCCCAAACAGTTATGCTTCCTAAACTATTTGGCATAAATAATGTTACTCGTTTAGCCATTATGACGTACCTCGTATAAATTCATAGAATACTCTTACCACAATACGAATACCACCCAAAGGATATAATGTACCTTCATCAGAAGATACTTCTACGACTTTAGTTTCTTTGGCATTACCGCCTCTAGTTCTATCTGTATCAAGTGTTTCTTCTACAACTTCTATAAATTCATTTCTTTTAGTATCTAAATTGGTTTCTGTTCCTTTAACATAACCAACAATCACATAATCTATTGTGCCACTTCTTTTACCTGCTGAATAATCACCTAGTGCAAAATCTTCTCTAGTTTCATCACCAGTAGAAATATATAAAGCAGGAAACTGTGGGTCAGCTAATTCATCTGGATTAAATGGTTCTCTAGTAATCTTTTTAAATTCAATAGGTGAAGTAACAGCATCTAAAGTGCTGATAATATTGGACGCTATGTTTTCTCTTATGCTCATAATTTAATTCCCTTTATAACATCTTCAAATATCTTTTGTATATTAACTTCTTCCTTTTTAGAAATACTAAAAAATTGCCTTCTTACTTTTGTTTTACCTGCACCTGCTTCATCGTGATAATACGCCTTTTTATTTGCCTGTGCTTGTCTAAAAAATAATGTTCCTTTACTCGGTACAATTCTACTTGTTAAAGAACTAAACATTTGACCTGTAAAGTTCAAATCAACAAAACCAGATTGTCTGCCTTTGTATCTTCTATATTCAGCATAACCACCTTGAAATGTTTTGTATTTAGGTGTTGCACCTTCTGGTGCGGTATTAAAGAAATAAGATTTTCTGGAATAAGGAACAAAGTTTGCACCAAAGACATCTCTACCTTTAAATGTTCTATCTTTAATAGCAGATATTTCAAAAGCAGATGCTTTAGCTAATCCTCTTTGAATTTTTGATTTTAATGACCTAGAAGCATTTTTAAAAGATGCTTTTACTTCGTTAGCATTAGTACGGACTGTTGCTTCTGCAACCATTATCTAACTAGGCGTAATTTATGGATAGGTTCTTTTTCATCAACAGTAATTGTACTGTTGTTATCTTCATCATATTCAATTCCATCACGAAGTATGGCGTTAAATTCTTCTGCATATCTTTGTCTGTAATGGGTCATTTGTACTTGAAATGCGTCAGCACCATCACCGCCTTGTGGGTCTTTCCATTTAGTTAAGATTGGAAATATATAGTCTGCTAATGCTTTAAATAAAACTGCTCTTTTGAATTGAGAGGGTGTTAATTTAGTTTCGTCCATTTCAATAGTGGTTACTTTGGTAATATCTCTATAACGCACTGTATGACGATATCTTTCCCACCATTCCTCTCGGACTTGGCGAATAACATCATCTTCTGCAAATTGTAATTGTGTATCAAAGTCAGCTACACCATAACCTAAAATGTCTGGTTGATAGTCTTGTAAGTCTGCACTTGCTACTGAAAATGTTGTTGTTGCCATAATAAACCTTTCATAGTGGGTGGGGATAAACCCCACCCTATTCAATCATTAATTATAATGTTGCGTCAACAGTTACTTGACAACCGTAGTTGTCTTTGATGATGCCTTGACCCTTCATAATTGAACCAACAATTTCAGTTGCTCTCATAGAAGCATCTCTTTGTGTTTCAATTTTGAAATCCTCTTTTAGTGCAAGACCAATAGAGATTGGGTGGAAAACACCGCCAACTGCGTCACCTGCTGATGAAATAGAAATGTTAGCATTCTCGTATAAGTCAATTCCGAATACAGAACCAACAAAACCAGAATTGAAAACATTTTCACCAACTGATGAAATTGCAGGAGCAGCTGATGCAACATAACCTGCCTGTGTCAATGTCTTTTTAAGATTAAACATTGATTTAGGGTGGAACACTGCAACGTATGGTTTAGGTACGTTTAATGCTCTTAGCGTGGCTTCCGCCTTTAAGAGCAAGTCGGCAGTTAATTCATCACCTGCAGAACCTAAGTCATTAGCTGTTGCGAATGATGGAAATAATCCAACTAAGTCAGTATCAACTTTCTTAGCGATTGACTCACCAAATACTCGACCAATGTCTTGTGCGATTGGACGTGAAGATGATTCTCTTGCTAAGTCAGTTAATGTTGTCATCACACCAACTTCTGATGCAGTAATTGTGCTTTCAGTTGGGTTGATTTCTGTGTTTGCTAAATCTGAACCTTCAGCTACTGCTGATGCAGAAATAGTAGGGAATACAGGAACAGCAACTTGTTTGCCTTGTCCTGTGATGTTGTAAGTAGTTACTAGCGGACGCATTACTGAGGTTTCTTGGAAAGTGAAAATCGCTTCCTGTATAATCTCAGTATATAGTTCACTAATACTACTTGAGGTTGTTTCGTTAGCCATTGGGCAACTCCTTTTTTATATTAGTTATTAATAGTTAGTTTCGGTTTTAAACTAAATCCAGAACGACTATTGCGATACTCAACGTATTGCTTTCTATGTTCGGGATTATTAGTTAAATCCAAGTCCGCCAGATTAAAAGGTTTAGCGTCAACCTTACCCACGTTCCCCTTACTTCCACTACCAGATGGCGTAGCCATTTGGAAATGAGGGTTCTGTGTAAGAAATTCAGAAACGTATTCCTCAACAGAATAAAGATTTCCGTCTTTGTTATATCTTGGTGAACCGTTATCTGCAAGAACTTCTACTTGTCCATCTTCATTTAATTGAACGTTATTCTTTAATAGTTCAACTACTTGTTGTGGATTGATTGCTTTGTTCTTTGAAGCAGAATTGATTAAAGCATCATTAATCTTAATATTTTTCAAATCACTTTGTAATTTTTGAATTTCAGATTGATACTTACTCGCCTGTTCTTTGAGTATGTCCTCAAATTCACCACGTTTCTTTTTATCTTCTAAAGCAAGACGTTCTTTCTCTTGCATTACAGATTTCACTTCATCAAGATTGTCTGTACCTAGTTCTTTATAGATTTTGGCACGTTCTCTTGCTAGACGTGTTTTAACGATATTCTCAATATCTTGTTGAGAAAGACTTTTATCTTCTGTTGTTTTTTCCTGTGTAGTCGTTTCCTCTTGTACTGATGCTTCATTTTTTGTTTCAAGTGTTTCGTTCACTTGACCCTGTTCATCAGTCATAGTTACACTCCTTAATTTGTGTTATTTCAATCTTTATAGAAAATTTATTTAATCTTCAAGTAAATCTTCCCATTCTGGGTCAAACGGAATGAATGAATGTCGGCAACGATAACCGCCTCTATTGACAAAGGGGTCACTACCAGACTTGCCAGACCAAGATTGACTAGACCAAACACTTCGTGCTTCTTCTTCTGTAAAGACCCTATTTAAGTTCCTTCTACAGAAATCTCTAGTAGTGGTAATATTAGTTCCTGTGTATTTATAAGATGAAATCCCTGCTTCATCACCTTTGTACTTAGTAAACTGTCCGTCAAACTGCATAATACTATCGTGTGCAATCTGAGATGAATATTTACGCATATTCTCACCTAAGATGTCTGCACCATATTTCGTATGTAATGTTTCCCTTGCAGATTTAACTTTAGCAATAATAGAAGCATTAGATGAATATCTATTTTTATCTATATAACTTACCAATCTGTTAATCGCATTTTCATTAGAACGCTGATAGACGCCATTGATTTGTCCTCGTATGTTTTTGACCATTTCATTAAAAGGTTTGCCAACTACTGCTGATTGATAAACCTCATTCGCTATTGTATCTAAAAACCTGTTTCCAATATCTTCAAATCCACTAAAGGATAAAAACTTTAAGTCATTAATTACTTTTAAATCTGGTTTGGTTAGTGTTTTAAATCTAGCAGGTATCGGTAATGGTTTAATTAAATCTTGGTACTCTTTAATAATCTCATCATATTCACTAACAAGTGCATCTGCTTCTTTTAAATAATTTTCTTCAATTAATCTTTTAAGGTTGGGTCTAAGTTGAATGGCTATTTGTGTATTTAATGTTGTACCGCCAGATGTGGTCTTAGTTAAATCAGCAATAATGTCATCTTCTAATTTTTTTAATACGCCTATTAGACGTTCTTCGTGGGTGTCAATTAATCGGTTTATAGTTTCTTGTTTTGCCATTCATTAAACTTTAAAACCTTTTTTCCAAGATTGTACTGCCCAATAAGCAGGTGATAGGTTTTTTTGACCTTTAACTTTGGCTAAGATAGGTCTAAATCTAGCCATAAAACTTCTTTGTCTAGCAGGGATATTTTTCTTAATAGATAAATTAGGGTCGCCAAATCTAACGACTTTAACATTCCCTGTAGATTTATCTTTAACATAAACACCAAACTTCTTTGACTTACTAGGTGTTCTAAAAGGTTTATTTAATTTAACCTCTCTACCTCTATATTTAGCCATTATAATAAAATATTCTGTTTTGGATTTTTTATATTATATATCCAGTGATTAATACCTTTATTTGTTCTTTGTGTTATTTTAGATTCTAAATACATAAAATTAAAACCTATCGCTTTCCAAAATCTATTAGCATCTAAATTTTCTCTACATCTTAAATGGATATTTTCATATCCTCTTTTTTGTGCTTCAAATTCAATTTTATTAAATAATTCTTTTCCGTGTTCTAATCTTCTTAATTCTGCTTCAATACAATGTTGATATATTTTTAATACTTTACCTTTTCCAGAACCTATTATGCAATAACCAGATTTAAGTCCACCTTCATATTCAAAAAAAACTTGGTCTTTCCTAATATATTCTTCAATTCTAGTTTTGGGAATAAAACCAAGACTATCGCTATTCTTTTTATGAAGATTAACAATATAATCTAAATTAGATGAAATACTCATTACTCTTGATACCACTCTATTAAATCATCTTCAATATATTGTTGAATGATTTGTTTTTCTTTAAAGGGATTATGTCTAGCACCCCAATATTCCTTATGTCTAAATTCTCTTTTCGTATATCGGTTCGGTGTCATAAAGAAATCAAATTCGTCTATATAGATTTTATTCTCTAGGTTGTTGATTGCCCAATAGATAGAAACAAAACCTGCGGTGGGGAATGTCATCTTGGTTTCTTGGCACATTACTTGATAATCTCGTAAGTCCCATTCATAAGTATATTCTTTCATATACTCTGGATAGTGTTGCAGACGCACCCCAAAGTCCTCGCCACATAATCTCACAATATATTTACTGTGCTGAGATATATCTAAATTTTCTTTCTTGATACACGCTTCAGCTAGATTGTTAATCCAGACATCGTGGTCATCTCTATAACCTAAGTTCATTCTAAAGACGATTACATCTTTGTATTCTTTTTCTCTAACAGGTTCTTTATTACCAATAATGACGATTGGTTTATCACCAATAAAATCTTGAATGTCTTGTAAGGTTCTCAAAATTCATACTCCCAATATTCTAAATCTTTAGCATATCTATTTTCTACAACTTCTCTAGTTTCATCATTGTAGTAATCTCTGTAATTTTCCTTGTTATGATTAGTGACATTCTTTAATGGAATGTCAGAATATCTTTCTGGTATTCCTATTTGTTCAGCGATGTTATTAAAATCTTGTTCTATGTTTTCAAACTTACCTACATAGTTCAGTTTTATTTGGTCATTAATAGATAGATAATCCCATTGTGTCCATTTATAGAATAACTTAGGTTCACTAAACATCTTATACATAATGAAGTTATCAAAATCTAATTTTATCTTATGTCTAAATCCACTTACTAATAAATCAAAAGGATTACGCACAAAGGCAAATACATAATAGTCAGCAGGTATATGTTCTTTTACAAATCTATAAGGTTGGTGCATTCCTTGTTGGTGTAAAGGTATCTGCCACCCCCAAGTATCAATATCTATATCTTTTGGCAGTGCTAGGTTCTTTGAATATTTATTTAAAAGATAACCAATACTAGAACCACTGGTCTTAGGAGTATGAATAAAAACAAACTTATGACTATGGGATATAATCACTTCTTCTTACGTTTCTTCTTTGTTTCTCTGGCTACACTTAAAGCAATAGCGACTGCTTGTTTTCTACTTTTACCTGCTTTGATTTCGGTTTCAATGTTTTTGGCGATTGACTTTTGGGAATATCCTTTGATAAGTGGCATTCATTTTTCCTTTCTTCATAATGCTTAAAACATAATAGTTCTAAATTACCATACTCAGCAGGATATCCAATACAAGCAAATTTACCACAATGACATTTCTGTTTGATTTCACGTTCTTGTGGTTTCCAAGAATAAAAAATGTGAGGTGAAACTACTGTTCCTTTAGTCAATCGCAGATATATTTATTTCACCAGAACCTGCACCGTGTCCGATGAATGCAATTTTATCGCCAGATTTAAATCTAAATACTTCAACGTGGTCAGTAGGTATTAATAAATCTTCTTCAGTTGCTGTTGGATTAGAACCAAACTTAATATGTGCGTGAGTAGTCACCGCAATTCTTACCAGACCACTGCCTGTCGTAATAACGCCAGATTGTGCTGATGTATTTCCTACTGTATGCGTTTCTGGTGCAAAATCATTATCAATAGTTGTAGGTGTTGTTGTATTTGTCATTATTCTATTTCTACTCCTTCTATTGTTGGTGTACTAAACTGACCAATTGGTCTAGGTTTCGCATCTATCTCTGCGTCTATGTCTGCAATCTTTTCATCATCATCTACAACTGCTCTTGCAATCTGTTTATCTACTTCCTTAATGAAAGTATCAGATATGACCCCAGATGCTTTTGCTTGTTGAAGGAACTGTAAGTCATCAGCATAATCTCTTAAATCAAAACTATCTGGATAAATGATTTCACCGTCAAATGTTGTGCCTTGCCATTTAGCATACAAATCAAATATTTGTTCTTCAGCATTTTGTAAATAGTCTGCCTTCTCCGATAATCTTGCGTTTAATAATTGAAATTCTGTTTGTAGAGCAATTCCACTGTTGACTGTTTTCTCTGTTCCTCTCACTGCTCCCATATGGGTAATTCTATCTATTGCTTGTACTTTCATATTGATAGTTTTCATTATGCTTTCTAGTGATTGAGAACTAGGTTGAATGATGTAAGGTTTTAATTCTGGTGCTAAATCTTCTGGCATTTCTATTACTGAACCTGCACCTGCACTTGCTTCAACATTGGGTGTTTTAACTAAACTTGGGTGATTAGATAATCTAATTAATTGTTCAATTTCTGAGTAATCATTGTAAATAGATTTTTGTAATTCAGATACATCAGATAAATCAGATATACCAATTCCTCTAATAGATGTTCTTTGGTTATATAAACAAACAGCAGGAATTTTACCTAGTGCATTTTCTTGTTCATCAATCTTGGTGGGTTTCTTGGTAGCATAACCAATCGCAAAATCTTCTACTTTATAAGTGGTAATATCTTCTGGTGTCCATACTTTAACAATGGCATCTTTCCCCATTGTTTCCTCTGCTATTGTTAAGGAGGTTAAATAATATCTTCCATTGGTTGCTCTTTCATATTTCCAGTTGGTGACATTATCTGGTGTATATATTGAGATATAGGGACGAATATCTTGTGATAATTCTTCTGCTCTAGTCTTTGCATTAGAATTAGGTTTATCTACGATTAGCCAACAAGTGCCATACATAGATGCATTAATCTGTGCTTCTCTAATAAGGTTGTTGTATTCCCTTCCATCAAAGTCTGCGTCCATTAAGAACTGCTCTAATTGTGGGTCACCTGTTAATGAACCATAATCTCTTGTAGGTGGTACTCTAAATAAAAATGAGGAATAAATTTGAATAACATTCCTACAATGATTATCTAACGGAGTAAATTCTGAACGCTTTAAATATTCTTCTTCTGTTTCTAAAGTATATCTATTAAGGAAATATCCATTCTCATAGTCTTGACCACCCAAGTAAGAACGACGATGAAAGTTCCAATCATTCATCTTTCTTTCGTAGTCTGGGTGAAGTTCTACTAAAAAATCTCTACTATATGTTGCCATTAACTAAACCTTTGGGGTGCAGATGGGGTAAATTCTCTACGAACAGGAAATAAATACTCTACTAGATATCCTAGAGCATCATTACTGTGGTCGTATTCACCTTTTTCTGGCACACTCGAATTTTCCTTATATATTTGTCTTTCTAATGCTTTTAACATAGTTTTGCAATTTTTTGCAATAAATAATGTTCGCTTACCATTAGCATTTTTTAATTTAGTATTCACTGCATTAATTCTATCTCTTACAAGTGGGTGAGTATTTCTTAGTCGCATATTAAAACCTGCATTCTTCAATATAGATAAATCAGTAACACCACCTGCTGATGTTTTACGTTGTTTACTAGCAGGGTCTGGATATGCAAAAATATGTTTACCAGAATATCTTGTGTTTATTTCTTGTACTAATTCATCAGTGTTTGAGGAATATAAAATTATTTCATCATAAACATAAATACTGTTTCCTTGTATTTCACTAACAACACCTGTCATTGGCGATATGTTGAAATCTATGCCTATATGAATTTCAGCAGTCTTAGGTTCGTATTTATCTATAACATTTTCTTTCCTATCAAAGTTGTAATAAATCTGTCCTGCATAATTAACAAATGAACCTAAATATTCTTGTGCAAATGTTCTTTCGTCTAAATCTGCTTTTGCTTGTTCTATTTCTTGCGGTGATACTCTTCCACCGTCTAATGTAGTAAACTGAAATGATTGCCAATTTTCTGGGTCGTCATCTGCTTTAGTAAATAGATTGTATGACCAGTTTCCATATCCTCTAGGTGTACCACAGAATAAGGCACTGCCATTTCTGTCACTCAAGGTTGGACGAAGTATCTCATACCACGCATTTTCTTTTATGTCTGCAAATTCGTCCATAATTAAAAAATCTAAACCTACTCCTCGCAAACTATTTTCATTGTCTGCACCTCTTAAAGATATTGTAGAACCATTTCTTAATGTAATTGTTAGGTCAGAATTATTTACTGTCTTAATCCATTTATGTTTAGTTAATTTTTCTACTAAATCATTCCAAACAATCGTTTTAGCCATACGGTAAGATGGTGCCACGTAAAAAATTTTTTTACGGGGATAACGTGCAAATTTTGCCATCTCAGTAACAGCTAAAAATGTTTTACCCCATCGCCTACCTGCGATGATTACTCGCCATCTTTTATTACTTTCTAATACTTGTTTTTGAGGTTTACTAAGTGGCACTATTCAACACTAAAGGGTAGTGGGTCATTATCCTCAGATATACTACCACCGTCAGATTGACCTAGCATATTCTTCCCTAACCAAATAGCCATTGTGCAATTACCATTCTCAGCAATCTTCCATTGTATCTGTCTTAATCGCATCTTACCCATTGTTCTGCCTTTTGTAAGACTTTCGGAATAACCCTTTCTAATAGTGCTTTCATCACACCCATAAAAATCTGCGATTTCAGTATTAGTACAACCATAAGATGCTAATTTTTGAACTTCATCTGGTTTAATATCATATTGTTTTGGTCTTGCCATTTGTTTACCCTCTTTATGCGTAGAGTGTACGCCATTCCTTTATATCCTCATTCTTGATGATAAATCAATTAATTTTTTCTGCTTTTTGTCCTGTGTATTGTTCCCAACGCTTGATAATTACATCAATATACTTTGGGTCAAGTTCCATTGTATAACAAATGCGATTTGTTTTTTCTGCACCCATCAATGTTGAACCACTACCACCAAAAGGTTCAATACATAATCCACCTTTAGGTAAACTAGATTTCATTACTCTTTCCATCATCTTCACAGGTTTGGGTGTTGAGTGTCCTTGTCTTTCGTCACCTTTTACTCTGTCATATTCCCATACATCTGACATTTGTTCGTGACCACTATCAAAATATGACCTAGTTGAATAAAATTCTTTTTTTAATTCATCATAATCTTTTTTTAATTCATCATAATCTTTTTTTAATTCATCATAATCTTTATTAAATGCATTTCCTTTTGCTTCTATTTGTAATCTTTCATATTGCTCTTTTTTAGGCATAGTCCATTGAGATTGTGAGAACCAATGGTCTGCCATTCTTGGGTGAAATCCAAAAAAATCTGCAACTATTTTATTATTCCAACCTAGTTTTTCTCTTTCATTGTATAAATAATTTCTAATTTTTTCCCAACCTTCCCAATAATTATCTGCATTATTATTAAATCCTTGTTCGCCTAACATAAAAAATAAACAATGTTCACCCATATTTGCATATTGTCTTAAATTTGACATTCCATCTTTTCCCCAACTAACACCTTCTTGTTTCCATAAAATATCATTTCTAAATGTTAATCTTTCACTATTACCTAATCCACTAGCAAACCATAATCGCCACAAGTCCTCAGAATTTCCCCAAATATATGCTGATGCGTTATCTTTTAAATGTGGTCTGAATTCTCGCCACCAAGCCATTTGAAAAGCGTCTAATTTTTCTTTGTATAAGTTATCATTTAGTACACCATCTTTTTCTTTTCCCATTCCATAAGGTGGGTCAGCGTGTAATAATTTTGCTTTCTGTCCATTCATTAATAATTCTATTTGATTTGAATTTGTACTATCCCCACACATCAATCTATGTTCACCTAGTTTATATATATCCCCTAGTTGTGCCTTTGGTTCTTCGGGTGTTTCTGGAACTGCATCTTCATCTGTTAGTCCGTCTTTTTCACCGACAATTAATTTTTCTAATTCATCAGCATCAAATCCTGTTAGTTCTAAATCATAGTTAATATCTAGTAAGTCAGTAAATTCTTGTTGAAGTAAACCTATGTCCCAATCAGAATATTCATTCGTTTTATTATCAGCTATTCTGTATGCCTTTGCTTTTTCTGGTGATAGGTCAGCAATCACGACAGGGACAGTTTCTAATCCTAATGATTTACTTGCTTGATATCTTCCGTGTCCAACAATAATAACCCCTGCTCTATCTACAACAATCGGTTGTTGAAAACCAAATTCTTTAATGGATTGTGCAACCTTTTGAATGTCATACTTTTGACGTGGGTTCTTCTCATAAGGTTTAATATCAGATAAAGGTCTTTGATAGATTTGCATTAATGGACTGTGGGTGCTGTATTGATTTGCATTCCTAACATCTTCATCGCTAAGTCTAAACTAGTTTCTGCTTCTTCTTTAGATTGAAACATTCCAAAATTAACATACGCAGTAAACGTACCATCTTCATTCTCTACGATTATATAACTTTGTGGTTCGGACATAGCTGATTTCTCATAATAACAATTTTAAGATAGAGGTTCATATCTATATTGCAAGAATGAATGTTTACCATATTACTAACAAATCTATCAATTTTTTTCTTAACTTGTTCAAGTTTGATTTTTCTTCTCAAGGCATTGACCGCTTTGTAGAAGTAGAATTTAAAGAGCAAGATAGAGAATGGGCAAAAATCCATTTTAAATCTCGTTCTCAATAAAGTTATCTAGTTTACGAATATAGTCCTCCGACCACCTCATCGTCTTTAATCCCCTCTTTCTCATATCCACATCTGTTTTAAATTGCCATTCTTGGAAATCTTCTTTAGTAGGTATTTTTTCTGGTTCTATTTCTAAATATATTTTCTTGGATATGAACCTTTCTAGTGCTTTGTAATAATCACCTTTTTGGTTCTTGTAAGTAACAAATTTGACCCCTAAAGACCCCCTTTGACTTTCATCTAGTTTTTTCCATTGTTGGAAACTATCCCACTTATTAGACCTAGTATCATTCTCATCAAGAACATACTTTTGCCAGAAAGTATCAAATTCGTCAGTATATATATTTTTAGTTTTTAGTTTGTAGTTAGTAGTTAGTAGTTTGTGGTTAGTAGTTGGCATATGCGATGCATTATGCGATGC